TAATGTCAACGTATAAGTCTGACCATTAATGACGGCTTCTACTTTTTTTACTGCCATGTTTTCTTTTCCTTTCTGTGTGTGGTTGTTTTTTCGTGTTCCTGATAGCCTACGGTGGAGTTCCTGATCTGTTCATAAGCTTATTCCGTAGCCAGCACCTTTTTCAGTGCTTCTTTTATTTCTTTGATAGCATTTTCAAGAGCTGTGATTCTGGTATTATCTGTAAGACCTTCGCATTTCCTTACTGCTTCCAGTGCTTTTTCTGCTGCTTCATTTGCTGACTTAGCTGCTGTATCTGCACTCGATGCCGCAGTATTCGCACTGGAAACCGCCTTGTCTGCATTCGTCTTTGCATCCTGTGCCGCTTTTGTGGCATCCTCACAGGCTTTCAGAGCTGCTCCGACTTTTTCCTCGATATGATTGTCGATGACTTCTCCTTCGGCCTCTTCTATCTGGTCTGCTATGTCTTCATAGGTTGCCATACGTTTTACATCCCCGGGGGAAAAACACTGGTAGATTGCCTTTCCGTCGGATGCGTGGGGATCCCCTTCTGTCACTACAGCAATTTCACCGGTACGAAGTTTCTGAGGATCAAATTTGTTGTACGGACCATGCCGCATTGTTATCGCCATGTTACCCCTCCTTTTAAACTGTCTCATGAACCAGCATTCCATCTATGAATGTTAATTTTGTGGACTTAACAGTTGAACCGCTTACATCCGTTACCACAGTTACTGTTTTCGTGGTGCCTTTGTAATACGTGCTGCCCTTTTTAGGTGTAAAATTAATTTCATTTGCAAATATCTGATCTGTTGTAATACCATCCTTATATATTCTCGTATAAGGATTATCAGTAAAAATATCATCCGGTGAATCATTTGCATTAATAGACTTATTACTGTAGATCTTCATTTTTGCGGCACTCAGTCCCTCACTTGAAATATCCCATCCTGCAATATTTCCTGTCTGGGAATCCAATCTGCCTGAAAAAGTACCGCTGGCACCGGTTATGTCCCCGGAAAACTTCCCTGACTGTGCAACAATACCGTTTCTGTCCCACTGGCCGATTAACTTTCCATTTTCATCAAAAACTTTCAGAACACCGTTTCCATTCCCTTTTCCACCAAGACTTAATATTCCACCATATGCCCAATCCCAGTGGATGCCGATCACGGAAAGGATATTGAGAGCTGCATTGCCATTACTGTCGAATCCTGCTTTCCAGACTGTAGTGGAATCTTTGCCGGTGTAGCTTCTCGTTACGAAGAAACCATCAATACCGGATTTATACACAATCTTTGATTCGGACAGTTTCGGCTTATCATGCCGGTACACGATCACGGAACCGTCGTCCTGGATGATTTTTGTCTCGTGGAAACCTAAGGTGTTGGCAGCAAGTTGGCTCATCTGCTGTACGATGAGATCGTAATTAGATAATGCATTCTCTGTCTCCTTGCGCATCTTTGCAAGTGTCTGTTCTAATTCTGTCGGCCGTTGTGATTCTGTCTTTTTCGGAGATTCCGCATCACATGAAATCGACATATTATCATCAGGATCAAAACTGAGATTGGTAACAAGTGCTGAATAACTCTTCGATGGTCCATCTGAAATATATGCTATATCTCCTGCCTCCACTGTTGGATCCGGAAGAGCCGATGCATCAAGCGGCCGGAATATCAGCCCGATAAGTTTTTTGCCGAGATATTCTGCGAAATTCGCGGCATTTTCCTTTGTGATAAACGGATTTCCTGATATTTTCAGGACATACCCTTCTTCACCATAAAAGAATGTATCTCCATTTTCAGTATCTTCTGTTTCAGCAGTTACCTGTGTGCCGCTAATGATCACATCTTCTACAGCAACATCCAGTGTGTCCAGCGTGTATATGTGATGGAACGCATCCATATCCTCAAACGTTCCTGAACTGTGTTCATAACCTGTATTCCAGGGTGAAAACGTTCCGCCATCAGCATCATCACCTGATGAATACGGACTGTCATCATCAAAGATGCCTCCATCCAGCAAGGCATTCTGTTCAAATACCTGCTGGTTAAACCAATCAATGATAAGTTTTCCGTTGGCATCACATTTTGCAAACTTACATATCATCTGCATTGCATATGATAGTACCTGTCTACACGTAATTCCGCTGTTAGTCGGCCGTTTTGTAAGTTTAACATTATAGCCATCAAATCTTGCCGACTGCAGTGCCACACCACAATGTCTGCACAGATCAGTCACAATCGTTTGAATCGTGGCTGGATATGTAGTCGTTACTCCTGCATATTCCTTGTCAAGCTTATGCATGTTATCGAGGCATTCCAGTGTGATCAAATCACCATCATACGATGTACTGTCAACCTCATAAACACCCTTAGGTATTTTTTCTATGCTTCCGTTATCAAGTTCTATGCCGACATAGGGTATAACCTGAGCTCCGTCAAATACCTGTCTGGACAGCTTTTCCTCATCATGCAGTACTACCGTCATTTTGTTGATGATACAGCTTCCAATGGTGAATTCTCCACTCTCAGTAACTCCCTCATCAATCTTGAATCCGCCTTCCCATATGTTGGAATCATCCAGATTCAATACTGTTCCATCAACAAGGGTAATCGTCAGGTATAACAGGAATCTTCCATATTCTATTTTTTCTTTAAATTCTTTCGAAACATTGATCATTTGTTACACCTCAACTATGTCAAAACTCAGCGTACCGTAACGCTCTCTGCCTTTTCTCCACCATTTGACCTCTGCTTCCATGTCACCAGTATAAAACTCTTTGGTCACGTTTTTTCCCTTCATGGGATCCCAGTATTTCACCCACACATATTCTGGTTCAAACGCTGAAAGAATCTCATGGATCATCGTTTTTGATAACTGCCTCCATCCCAGACTCAGAGTACGTTTTTCTGCGCCTTTATTTTTGTGCATTCGATAATCCCTGGTCCTTCCAGCATTACTTTTGCTTATGTCACTTTTTTTCCATTTAAACTGAGATGGGTACTTGAAGTCCCCATCTCCCGTAAGATCGATCACGTTCATCTACCCACCTCCTATATCGTTGCTACCACGTGATACCGGTTATCATATTTTTTCTGTCCTTTTCGGACTACTTTATACAATGTTTCCGAATCTGCTTTGATCGTAAGGTTGACGATAACATCTTTATCCTTATCATTGTTCATGGATCCACTCATGTCAAAAGCTTCCACTACAGCTTCGAAGACACCTTTTTTGATACCTTCAATGATCTGGTTATTGTTGGCTACGGTATTCCTGCTTCCCATTCGGCCGACCATTTCAGGACCATTTTCTCTTGCGATGAACATTTCTCCATTTTCTGGAAAACCACCTTTTGCATACCAGTTCAGCCCGAAAGAAGGTGTGGAGAAACTTACCGGTCCCACGCTGTGCCTGTTCCATGATACAGAAACATGTGGAAGTGGAATATGGACAGAGCCGAAACCATTTGCAAAGCCCTGAATTGCATTTTTTCCTATCGAGAACAGATTAGGAATTGCTCTCGAAATCTTACTCGGAATGTTTCCCAGCGTGTCCGCAAACGAACTCCAATGATTGGAAAATCCATTTTTCATTCCACTGATAATATCATTACCTTTGGATGTAACCTTTTCCTTGATGTTTCCAATCTTAGTAAATACTTCATTCTTCATATTAGCAACATACTTCAGGAAACGGCTTTCTTTCACAGCTTCCCAGCCACTTTTCAGGCCTTGAATCGCATCGGAACCTTTGGATTTGATCCATGCTTTTGCATCACCGAGTTTTGCTTTTACTTTTCCCGGAAGTTGTCCGAACCAGCTCAACAGATCTGATAACTTGTTTTTTGCACCCTCAAGCAATCCTTCGATAATGTAGATGCCCTGCTGCCTCATTACGGTAGACGGGGAATGGATTCCGAAGGCATTCTTAAAGCCATTAATAAAAGGTGTAAATATGTTGTCCTTAATCCATGCCGCAATACCTTTTATTGCATCTGTGATTCCTTTGAAAATGCCGAGTACAACATTGCCGCCGCATTCTTCAATCTTGCCTTCGAAGTATTCTTTTGCACTGGTAAAGGCATCTCCAATCAGTCCGCCTATGAATGCTGCGAAACCACCGAATGCTGCTCCTATGGCTTCTGAAAGTCTGCTTACAATGCCTTTCCAGTCAATATTGACCAGAACTTCCCGGACTTTCTCTCCGACCTGCTGCCAATCGGTATTCTCGATTGCTACGATGATCGTATCAAGAATGCCCTTGACCGTATTGCTTATGGCCTGTCCTGCCAGCGCTGCATCAAAAGACTTAACCGCGCCATTTATGCCATCGGATATTGCCCTGCCAAGACTTTTCCAGTGAAAATTCTTTGCAAAGGTATTTACAAAACCAAATGCCGTATTGAGACCTTTTGCTATGGTACTTCCAACCAGTTTCCAGTTGGTTGTTTCCAGAAATCCATTAAGGAAAGTAGCAATACTCTTAGCGATCTTGTTGCAAGTGTTCTGGATCTTCTTCCACGGAATTTTTTCTAATGCAGCATTTAACTTCTCGCCAACTATCGAACCAAGTTCGGTGAAATCTGCATTTTTCCATGCGTCCTTGATAAGCTTTGCAAGATCTTTGAACTGGTTCGTGACCGTCGTGGTCTGGAACATGTTACTTGCATCACTGAGGCCACCGAGATTTCCTGCAGATGAACCTCCACCAGAAGAATCTGAGGATGAATCATCATCCATCTTATTGATCTGGTCGAACCCCATTATGGTCCGCTTGTATTTCTCTGTAGCTTTCGAAGCTTTGTCCGCATTGTTTGCATTATCCGCTAAACCGCTGGATGTACCGCTCAGGCTCTTTGCATAGTCCTGATTGAGCTTTTTCGCGGTGACAATGGTTGTTTTGCCGGTAAGCGCTCCAATGAGCTGTCCTACCGCATTTACTGCCCGGATAATCATCTGAACAAAGCTGTTCAGGATTGGTGCCACCACTTCCAGAATCGGTGCAAATGCAGCTGCAAGTGAATTTTTGAGCTGCGTCAGTGAAGACATCAACATGGATATACTGCTGTTGGTTGATCCGCTATACTGTGCCAGATTCTGGAATCCCTGTTTTGCTCCGTTAATTGCTCCGCGAATTACAAAACTTGCAAACATGAATTTTGCAGTCATACCAACTGTTTTCAGTATTCCTGCCAGGCCTTTTCCGGATGTTCCAAGACCATTGAAAGAAGACCGCGCTCTTTTCAAAGTTGGGATCCCGGATGAAAATTTTTGGATCAGGGCACCGAAAGCACCAGAAGACTTCTGGATTACACCGGATGCCAGTGATTTCACACCAGAGCCGACACCTTTGATGGCACCGCCGAAGCCCTTGACAGTCGCACCACCGATAACACTTTTGAGAGATATCGGACGCTGCCCAGCTTCTTTTGAATTCAACAAATTAGCCTTTACACGAGACAATTTTTCCATTTCAACGGTACATTTCTGAATCTCTCTCTGATTTTTAATCCACTCATCAGACCCATATGCAGTTCCTGCTGCCGTAAGTTCTGACATTTTCGTTTTATAACGGCCAAGCTTATCTTCTGCCGCCTGAATTTGCTTTGCCAATTTCTTAGCTGCCTGAGTAGGCTGCTCCATCTTTCCTTTAGACTCCAGAGACTGCATACTTTTTGCAAGATTTTCAATGTTCTTCTGAGTTTTCGCAATTTCCTCATCGAGATTAATCATTTTTCCATCTTGAGTTACATCTGACAGGCTTAAATTCTTTGCCATGCGTGCATTTTTTTCTTTTTGCAATGAAGTTAATCTGTCTCTCTCGTTCATCATTTGCTCATATGCATTTTGATATTTAGCTGTAAACTCGGTGCCATTTCCCGATTCATTTAATTCCTGCTGTTTCCGTTTCAGCTTATCCAATGCATTTTCAGCCTCTTTTGCTGACTGATATAAATTTCTGTACTTATCAGACATCCCCTGATTTTTTCCCATTTCAGAAAGAGCCTGTTCGTCTTGTAAAAGGGCATTTACTTTTTGCTGCAACTTATCCATAGAATTTTCAACATTCTGAAATTCTTCTGTCGGTACTTTTATTCCCGCTTTAATCTGAAACTCCTGCATTTTTCCTTTAAACCCCAGTTTCGGTGTAACAGAAGATACAACAGCTTTCACTTTCTGCATTGTGCTTCTTACAGATCTTAATGCCTGACTTTCATCTAACTTAAAAGCATTTTTAAAAACATCAGTTACCTTCTTTACCTCTGCCCGTGCTGAACCCAGCTCTTTTTTGAGGGATTTCGCATCACCTTCAATGGTGACTTTCATTTTTTTCAGATCTTCACTCACAACTCCACCTCCTTCCCATCAAAAATCCGCCGTAGCATTATTCATGTCTACGACGGTTAAATTCATTTATATATTCTCTTCGTTTCTCACTGTATTCCATCCACTGCCGTTCTTCTTCCGCCTTTTCATACATCTCCTGTTCTTTTTCGAACAGTTTCGGGTAGAAGTCCCATGGTTTCAGGAATGGTCTGCTGTTTTCATCAAACAGGGCTCCTACGTTGGCGGCTATTGCTTCTGCCAGTGTGCAGTTATCCTCTATTCGCTGTTTTCTTCTTTTCAGTTGTACACGGTATGCACTTTCTATCAGATCAATAATCTCTGCAAGTGAGGAGTTCCAGAATGTTTCTATGGAAATTCCCAGGTCAAGTGCTTCCGTGTACAGTTCACTCACAAAATCCGTTAGACGTTCTGCATCTCTTCCACCAGAACATCCGCCTGCTCCTGCGTAAAAAAACCGGATACCGCAAGTGTAGGAATAATTACCTTTGAGTACAGGTCCGTCTGGTTGCCGCCCTCTTTATCAGCCCAGTAATCATACAGGTTCTGAACCTTTGTGTAACTCATTCCATGCTCCCATGGTTCCATTGCAGCCTGAATGATCGTAAGCATCACAGAAAGTGGCGGAATATCATCTAACATATTCAGGATATTCTGACGATATTTGTTTTCCAACTTGCCAATCGTAGATGCTTTCAGTTTCAGGCGATAATCTCTGCCGTTTACTGTCCAGTAATGGAAAGGCTTGCGCTCCTTTTTCTCTGTCATCTCCACAACTTTTTCTTCTGTTGTTTCTTCTACAGTGTCTAATCCACCGATATCACTCATGTTGTTTTCTCCTCTCTGCCTTTTATGCCGGATCCGTATACTTAAGTTCGGACTGAACCATCATAGTCAGTTCAAATTCAATAACACCATTCAGACTTCCGCCCGTACGTTTTACCGATACCTGCGCATCATATTCCGTAACGCTGCCATCTTTTAATTTATCCTGGAATGATAATACTTCTCCGCTTTCCGCTGCCGCCCTCATAACTCGATATGGACTGTCCGCTTTTGTGTTGTCATACTTAAATTTGTAAACCATATCCGGAAGATCACCCACACCCAGCTCATACATCTTATGTCCATCTGTAAGGCCGGAGTTTTCTACTTTTTCTGCCTCAATACCCATCTCAGGGATTTCCTTTAATCCCGGAAGATCTGTATATGTACTAGGTGAGCCAGCTTTTTTCTTATATCCCAGTGTTGCACCATTTGCTAACATTCTGTATTCCTCCTATCTCCAATATACTTCATCGGAATCCATGTCAATAATTCCTTCGTATCTCATCTGTTTATGTTTCATTCCTGAAGGATCCGGAACATCCTGACACTCAATCCTTTTCAGTCCCGTTTCCTTCATTGCCTCATCAACAGCCATAGCTGCCGCCGATGTGCTGTTACGATGCCATATATCAATTCTGTACCGGACAAGTGATTTATCCTCTCCAACAAGCTCGCCATGGGAACTGTGTTCATACACACTGTTCTGTTCTTCCGTATACTGAATTGTTACATCTTCCGCCCATGAGCGCGGATAAGCATCTGACACATTATCTGTGACACCGCACAGCGCTTTGTATACCTGATCTTTTATGTTTTTCATTTTGATACCTTTCCTATGTCTGCCTGAAAGCTTGCTTTCATATTCTTCAAAATCTTATCTTCATTATCATGAAGCGCCGGATACATAAACGGGTGTGCCGGCTGACCTGTGCACTGGTAGAATCTTCCCTGTGGAGTATCAATGTAAAACCAGCGATATTTTTCTGCAGTTCTGCGATCGACCTGACTTTCATGGATCCACCACGGGGATTGCGTGTATGCCGGTGTGACTTCCGGGGATATTCCGGCATGATCTGCCTGTCCTTTCGGACCAGTGCCAAATTCCACATATGGCGCGTACGCTCTGTTTGTCCAGCAGGTTCCAACAGCCCTATTGGCATCCCCCTCAACGTCTGCATATATGCTCTGCCGCAATTCTCCAGTATCTACGGGACAGTTCAAAACAGCCGCCGCGCGGACAGTCTGAATTGCATCGGCTACAGCCTGTTTCATATCCAGTTCTGATAGTTTTTTCAATGTCCTGTCAACATCATCTGTACCGCTCACACTCATATCTTTTCTACCTCTAAACTCAATATCCTGTATGGCTTGATGGAGATGATCCTGTAATCCGGTTTTTCATCTTTTCCAGCAAAGAGACATATTCCATCTGATTCCTGAATGTCTGTGCCATTCTCAAGAATATAATGCATTCTTCCCTTTTCATCTGGTTTCACTTCGTACTTTCCAGATATCCGCACATTGCGGATATAATTCAGACGTTCTCCATACTGTTGCACCTGTACCTTACCGGATGCCGGCCAGGATTCCCCCTCTACAGAAGAAGCAGTACCATATGATTCTCTGGTACTGCCCTCTCTATCCTTTCCAACTATACGCTTTTTGTGATAATACGTTTCAATCCTACTTCTTCGAAGCCTCAAAAGCCTTACCTCCCACTCGCGCAAGGCGAAATCTGTTCATAGTGTCGTAGATTTGTTTGGGAGCGTCATCAAAGGTATAATTCTCTCCACCCTCACTTCTCGCTTTTTCTCCCTCTGTTCCCATCCGGTTCAGTGCGATCACAGCAAGATCTCTGACCGCCTTTTCCAGACCGGTTACAATGTTTTTTCTGCCTGTGTAAGATTTGACAAATTCTTCCGCATCATCCAGTAAAAGTTCAATCAGATCTTCGTCCTTTTCTCCTGTTAAGGTTATGATTTTCTCAATGTCTCTTTCTTTTGCCATGTGATCACTCTTTCAGGATTTCAAGAAGATCTTTCTTAGCAAGAGCTGATACTCCTGACAGACCTTTCTCCTTTGCAATAGCTTTCAGCTCTTCAACAGTCATTTCATCCAGATTCTTTTTAGTCTTGTCAGAATCAGAAGGAGCAACTTTCGTTACTCCTTCCAACGGCTCAAAACCACTCTTCATAAGTTTTTCTGCTGTTGCTGCATTTTCTACGTCTATTTCGATATTAGCTCGAATTAATCTCATCATTCTGCCTCCTTGATATTCAGGAAAACAGAATCCAGTTTATTCTCCAGTACCCAGAGATCATGGAAACGTCTGTAATCCATCTGCCATGCATTCAGTTTCTGGTTGATGTTTGGATCAAAGATACGCATGATATCCTGTTTGGTTACTGCAATTGGTGTGGTAACCGGGCATACAAAGAAGTTCAGGCTCTTTGCAGTCGTTCCTTTCTCATATCCACCTTTTTCCTGTCCGGATGTTTTTCCATCATTGATCTTAATCACTGTGTACATACGGTTAGACGGTGTGGAAATGATCGGTACACCATCCACAGACGGTACCTGTGTCTGAATGCCGCCTTTAGAAAATGTAGCTGCCGTGATTTTTCCTGCAAGTTCCAGTTCAAGTTCCATGATAAAATCAGGTGTTGCCTGACACACCAGTGCACCGTTATATCCCTCTCGTACTGCTTTAATAGCTTCTTTCAGCTTACGCAGCGCAGAGGTTCCTGTTGCGCCCGGTGTATATCCACGTGCTACCATACCTGCTTTATTAGCCGTAATGGTCTCGGTTGCCAGCTTACTGATACGGTATGCATCAATTTCTGGCACAACCTGTGTTCGCTGAAATTCTCCCATAGCTGCTGCCGCTGTAGTTACAAAGTTGTTTTCGTTGACATCAATCGGATCCAGCTGGAAGAGACGGCCTCTGTCCTGTGTCATTTTCTTAGTTTCGTATTCCAGCGTAACGGATCCCTGCTGGTAGCCGTTATCACGGTCATAGTTTCCCATTCCCTGTATATTAATCTTAGGGATTTTAACCTCTGCGCCACCGTTATAGATCACCTGTCCGGCATTGGCATCCATCCAGCCTGTAGTTGCCTCTTGCACTGCGATCTGATCCAGTGTATTCTGAAATAATGTAGCTGTTGCTAAAGTATTAATTGGCATATTTTTTCACTCCTTTAAAATTGTCCCATCATTGCGTTATATACTTTCTGCTGCTGGGTCTTCTGTTCATCTGTTTCCGTTGCTTTCTTCGGCGGTTTTCCACCTTTCAGCTTTTCTTCCACTGCTGCCTCAACAGCTTTCTGGAATGCTGCTTTCACAGTCTCCATGGACTTTTTGCATGCATCGGCATCTGTGTAGTTCAGAACCTCAGCAAGTTCCTGTGGAAGGCCATCACCGGCAAGCGTGTTTCTTGCCTCCGCCATCAGTTCTTTTCGAGTAATCGCAGCTTCTCTTTCAGAAAGTTCTTTTTCTTTCTTCTGCTGCATATACTGTGCTTTCTCTTCTTTAGTCATTTTTGCAAGCTTCTCAGCCTCAGAAAGCTTATCATCCGTCAATGCCTGCCACTTCTCCTGTGCGTTTGTCACTGCCGTGTTAACCGCTTTCTGTACTCTCCGGTCAAATTCAGCCTGATTGCCTCCTGTTTTCAGGAAATCGTCAAAAGACTGTGGCTCATTGCCTTCATCTCCTGTTCCACTGGCTCCGCCGCCATTACCGCCCTCATCGCCGGTCCCAACACCGTCTCCTTCAGCAAATAATTGCAGATTCATCGGAACTTTGCAAAATGCTTTAAATACTTTGTTTCTCATTTCTTATCCTTTCCGCCCAGCCTATTCACTTTCGCGCCCGGGCCATTCGTCTCAGATTTATAGTTTTACGTCATTTCGGACATAAAAATAAGACGCTTCACCCCGCGTCTCACAGGGAGATAATCGGATCACCTATTCCTTCCCTTTACCTGTTGCCTTTTCTGTTGTTTTTTCAGTCTCATTTATGATCTCTGCAACTTTCTCATTCACCAGATGTTGTGCTCTTTCTTCATCTACATCAAAAATAGTGTCTACTTCAATGATTTTTTTTAATTTGACATCACTGTAGCGTTTAATACATCTTACCTTCACCGTTCTCACCTCCCTCCATTGCGCCGGCGCAAATTACTCTTCAATTCGATCAATGTTGTATTCTACAGCACAGGTATGTTCAATCTTACAGCCTCTGAACTCATTCCAGCCTTCTGCAAAATATGCCACATCTGCTGTAGACAGTAATTCCAGCGATTTTCCAAGAAACCACAGTGGTCTTGCATCTGCAGGTGCTGACTGAAAGAACGAATCAATCACTTCCACAGGTTCACCAATCATTTCTTCTGCGCTTTTGATTGCTTTTTCTCTCTCTGCAAGGATTTCCTCATCTGTTTTGCCCCTCATAGGCTGGCTGATAAATAATTTTTTCATCTTTTTCTGTCCTCTCTTTCATAAAAATGGGTATAAAAATACCACCGGCCATTTCTGACTGGTGGTATCAGTTGGTTTGATAATAAATATCGTCCCTTATTGATTCAAGCATATAAGTTTTCTCTGATGGTTCATGGTTTGCGTCCATCCAATATACCGATTCATCTTCCATGTACTCCATAAAATCAATGTATGTATCTACATCAATTTCAAAAGTCGTATCTTTCTGTGTTGACAATACTCTTTGTACCAATTCACTGTTCGGGTATTCTCTTTTTAAATATTCAATTTGTTTTTCGTTTAATTTAAACTTTTCCATTCTGAATACTCCTCAACAATCTTTCATTTGTTGGATTACACTGAATTAATATTCCTGTGTCTGGATCTACCGAAACTGTTGTTTTCTCTCCAATATATTTCTGACTTCTTCCACCTTGTGAATCTGTTCTTATTGCCCTGACAATCACCGGTTTCTCCAGAGCGTCCTGTATCCCTTCTACAGTTACTCCCGAACGTGGTCTTCCTGTTTTTGGATCTCTCATGGTTCCTATTACTCTCTCCATGAAATGTTTGCTCTGTCTGGTTACTGCCGTTCCCTCAGAAGTTTTTATACCAACAACCTTTTCATTGATTTCACCATAGATTTTCTGATAATTCTTAAATCCAGATAGCGGTGATATCATGCCATTCTTCACTGATCGGGCATAAGTTCTAAGAAGTTCCCATTCCTCAGGACTATTATACTTCATTTCCTGGAAGTCTGCAAAATCTTTCGGCATATCTTTGCCAAGGATCTCTCGATATTTATCGAACTGTTTTCGGTCACTGAATGCATTCTTTGCAGCTTTCTCCTGGGCTTCAGCCTTTGCATTTCCCTTGACATATTTCTGATACCATTCATCATACGTCATATTTGCAGGTACTTTCTCAGTACGTCCAGTTTCCGGATTGTAAGCCGCTCTTGTCATCCTGGACAACGTCTTATCATCGATGTCACTGATCGTGGTAGATCTGCACCACGGATGCATCGGCGGATAGTTCTTTCCAGCCTGTCTTTGCGACACCAGAAAGACTTTCCCATCCAGTTCCCGGCATATCTTACTGGTCCGCAAATCCAATGTAGCAACATACCGGTATTTCTTTATGCCGCATCCTTCATATGCCTGAGCTGTCAATTCTCCAGATAAGAAACAGCTCTCTGTCCTGATCAGTCGTCTTGCTTTGATTGCGCCGCCGCCAAACTTCTCAGTGATGACTGCTGCCGTTTCCCTGTCTGTCCTACCAGTCAGGAGACTTACCAGCAATTCATCTTTAACCATTTTTGCAAGATCGTCTGTATTCTTCCAGATGCGCTTCGAATAATGCTTTCCTGACCAGTTCATCCGCAATGCACGGTCAATCTGCTTTTGGTCGACATGAGAAAAGCTGAATCCCAAACCCGTTCTGCATTGTGTATTATATATCGTTCTGTAATAAGCGTTCTCGGCAAGCTGTTCAAAAAAACTTGTGTCAAACTGCTGTTCCTGCTGATATACATTCTGCATGACTGTATCGACCTGCTGCAGGAGAAGCTGTAATCTTTCAATCCTGGCTCTGTATGCCGGTGCTTCCAGTTCCCTGATCAGTTCCTGTTTATTCTCTCCGGAATCTTTATTTTTCAACTCCATAAGCAGATTCTGTATCGAATCCTTATCCTGCATACGATTCAGCAGATTCCATGCTTCTGTCTGGGACAATTTGTGCTTTGTCATATACTTCTCAAATATGTCCTGTGCGGCAAATATAATCTGAGAAGATGCTGATCTGTATATCCTTGCAATCAGATCTGCAGTTGCTTCTGCACCTTCCATCTGCTCATACATGTCCCATGCCGCACGGTTTTCCCAGTAATCACTCATCTACGTCTGTCGTTTCTTTCGTTTTCTCTGGTTTGTCTTCTGGATTCAGTTCTTTATCCGGTGGAATATTACTCTGCATGCCAAATACTTCCTGCTGACGTTTGATATTTTCTTCTGCTTCTTTCTCGACTGCTGCCAGTTCATCATCAACATTCTGAACAAACGGTACCTGAGAAAGTAGCGTTTTCTTGCTGACCTTTCCCCATAGATTCGATACAATTTGAGAGATTTCAAGCAGATTCTTCGGAAGTGCTCTGGTAAATGTCATGGTAATTCCTGTTGGATCTACCTGTTTTCCCTGCAGTGAAAGAAAATTGCAAAAGATCTTAATTCTCTTTCTGAGCCCTTTGCGATAATATCTGGTTTTGATCTTTGTAATATTTTCCATACCAAGAAGTTTGAACTCCATGGCCACACCAGATACATTACCTCCGAAGCTTTCATCTGTCATACATGGGATATGCGAAAACTTGTGAATATCCTGCTCAATGGCCTTTTTCAGGATCTCTACTCCAGATTCGTCAAATGTCCTTGTCAGATACTCCGCTTTTGCACCATCCGGAACTTCCAGAACTTTTCTCTTTTTCAGCTGTTTTATAGCCGCCTCCATACCATCTTTCTTTTCACCATTTTCATCTTCGACCTCATCATCTGCGAGCAATGTGCCGTAAATGGCAAGAATTGCATCAATGAACTGCTCCTTATCTGTAACTCGGTCGCTCATCAATGCATTGTATGCATCAATCAGTGGAATCTGCAGTTCAAAATCGCCGATGGCCAGCTTATTATTCAAATATTCAATAATGGGAATTTCTCCCATGTAGTGAGGTACAGGCTTTTCCGTAGTCTCTTGCAAAATGGTTTTGTCATTCTGAATATCCAATTCGTATTTATAATTCGGAGTCAGTACCGTAGCCATATAACGATCTGGTTTTGTATTCGTATCATCTTTTTTGACATAATAATAGACAGCAAAAAGTTCATTTTCCTCGATGCTGTCATCTTTTACCATGAAGGTATTTTCTGCTGATACATTCTTTATACTCAAACAGGTTTCATTTTCTTTTACATAAATATATTCATAAGCAAGTCCATAAATAGAAAGCTCCAATCCGTTATCACCATCTACTTCATCAGCTCCAGCTATTTCCAGTGCATCCGTTAGCGCTGTAATGTCACTTTCTGACTTATACGACACAGGATTGCCAATGAAGTAACTGCTTGCTGTATCAGAGATGTCCTTTGCATGGTTACACACCAGACGATTGTCTCTGTTGGATTCTTCCAGGATTTTATGCTTGCCCTGATAGTAAGCCATGTTCTTTTTTAGCCTGTCGACCATGCTGATATGCTTGCTGATCAGATGACGTATCATCTGTTTGTCCGGGTTATTCTCATCAAATTTCTCTCTAGGTATCGTAAAATTGTACATGTATTATCACCTCCTGACCTCACGGAATCTTGCTGTATTAGAACCAATCACAGTACTGCAGAAGTACCTGACAGCATCCATGCTGTGATCATGTTGTTTTATTGGTTTGTCTTCCCCTCTGTCCGCAGCCTTCTCATCCCAGATGTAGGAAGCAAATTCTTTGATCGTTTCTACACAGGAAGAAGCAAAAACAAGCTTTTCCAGATTCAGAAGCATCCCAACCATTCTGATTCCATCCAGTACATCATTATTTGCTTTTAACACTTTGATACCTCGCTTGCGTAATTCTGCAATAAAAGAAGCGGCCGATGGATCCACGATCATTGCTCTGATCTTCGTCCCATCAAGCCACTCTTTCAAGTCATCTGCATATTCTGAATCTGTCTTTTGTTTGCCGTTATCTCTTCCGGAATAGTAGTACTCACGGATGCAGTACCACTTACCATCTTTTCCTTTGTTCCAGAGTAAAAACACTGTAGCGTTCTGCGTACCATAGTCACAGGATACATATCTATTTCCATTTATGAGTATCTGAAAGAAATCTTTAATATCTCGAACATGCCTGGCATCATCGAACATATCATAGATAATCCCCTCAGCGGCCGCCCATAATCCCATGATGTAACGTTTAAAGAACACTCCTACGTACATACTTCGGTATCTGGCCTTGATCTCCTCATCCAGAGACAGATTGTCATCCATTGTGAAATGCAGATACAGAATGTTCTTCTCTGCACATTTATCTATCCAATTAACCTTGAACCAATGATATGGTCCATCAGGGTTGCAGTTAAACCAAAATTTAGAACCTTTTACAGAGCATCGTCCAGTAGCCTGGTTAACGAATGACTCTGGCATCAGTGCAACTTCATCGAAGAACACACCGGCAAGAGTAATGCCCTGGATAAGGTCCTGTGATCTCTCATCCTTGCCGCCAAAGATGTAGAAGTAGTTTTCCTTTCCATCTTTCCGGATCGTTAACAGGTTATCAGCTCTGTGATCAGTTACGGAATACCCTCTGGAACGGAGCATCAGTTTTAGCCAGAACAGAACATTTCGTCTGAAGGAACCGATGGTCTTTCCACACATTGCAAAGTTGTTGCCAGAAAACGAATTCATAGCCCACATTACAAATGACAGTGACATGCTGATTGTCTTTCCTGATCGGATAGCTCCATCAGCTATAATTCCATCTTTGCTGTGTACTGGTGATTCTTTGCACCACCATGTCAGCACCTGTTTCTGTTTCTTTGAAAACGGCGAAAACTGAAATGTCTGACCGATCTGTCTGTTCCCCCGGTTAATCTTCATTTTCTGCAGTTTCTCTTTCAGGGTTTTGATCTTGTCATTCATTTTCATTACCCCAAACCTCCGCTGCAGTCGCATTTATCGCATCCAGGAATCCATCATCTGTGGTATTCTCATCAACATTATCCTGTTTCAGCATTGCAAATTCAAGCTGCATAGTTGCAAGTTCCAGTTTCGCATCATCATATCCGAATTTATGAAGCGTCTCAATTGCTTTCTGCTTTCTTGCCTGTACTCTGGTAAGAGCATCCTCTATGGACTGAATCTGTCCAAGAATCCCTTCATACTTTTTCAATTCAGTAAGTTTGCCCTTTTCTATGCCGGAACTATACTCTGTTACCGACATTCCCGGAGGAACCGTTTCACTATCAGAATCTGACGTAGGATCTTGTCTTTCTAACATCCTCAACTGATTAATCCGTTTCAACATTCGTCTTTCACGGACTGTCAGAAGCTGTATCTCTTGTAAAAGTAGCTGTTCCTTATCAGGCTGTACTGTCTGAATCAGCTTCTGTTCATCTACATCCAAGGTATCAAAAAAGAGAGCTTCAAACTCTCCTGTCTTAACTGCATTCTTATTTCCCGGTGGTCCATTACCACCATGGCCTTCCGCATTTTTATTTCCCGGCTGACCACCTTTTCTTCTTTTGGAGCGTTCCGTATTTTTACGGAGCGTTCCATTCAATTGTATATCCCAGGAATCTTTTGATTTCCATCCTCGGATTGTCCCAGGCGAAATATTCAGTTGACTTGCAATCTCAACCAAATCAATCTTTCCGTCATGTTTTTTATATATTTCAAAAGCTTTATTCCGGTTCGGATCTCTTGCTCTTGCCAAGCCTCACCACCTCTCATTCGTTTCGTTTTTGATATTTGTTAAAATACAGTCCTGTCAGCACCATACACGACAGCCGATTGCTACCGTGACGAAAGGAGGTGCTAACGCTTACATACAGTGAATCTATGCCTAAAGTATGTATGCGCTGGTGCTGTGCACGCTGTACGAAAATTGGCATATAAAAAGGTGTCCGAATTGGACACCTGAATATTCAAAAGCGGAACTGCTGCCAGTTCCGCCTCTTTAAGGAGATACTATTATGAAAAACCCACATTCACGCGCTTCCCTCACGTGATCGGAACAGATGGACTTGAACCACCGACACGCTGGATATAAGCCAGTTGCTCTACACTGCTGAGCTATGTTCCGAGATGGTTTGTCCCTTGGTAACGCACAAGGTAAGCCGGTCTTTCACTCGTCGTAAGCGTTGCTTTTCGGCCCGGACACCAGTCGACAGGATAAGCAATAACCTTTTTCCGCGGGGAATTTGCAATCCATACGCGCCGCTTGTACCGATTGCACGGAGGTTTCATCAGCTTTATGCCGATCTTTTTATTAACGTCTGCAACATTTATTCCTACCCTCGAAGTACACAGACAGTGTTGCAGCGCTACGTTATAAATTGCCTTTATGGGAAAGTACGTATGGAACGCATTGGTTATATCCAATTCGTTCATGATATACTATAGCATCTTTGAAGCGGACATATCGGACAAAACGGACAAACTTTAATTTTTTTCAAAAAATCTTTTAAATTCTTTTCTCACACTTTCTTCTGTTACCTTCCGACCCATCCGATCCGCTACCTGCTGCCATGTCATATCCTCGAAGATCTTATACTTGATGATACGCTGCATCCGGAAGGGAATTGATATCATCCACACTTCCACCTGCAGTTTCAGTTCTTCCGCTTTCTCTTTCTTCTGTTTCAGAACTTCTTTCTTTGCCCGAAGTCTCACATCATCTGAATAAGAGTATGTTGTTCCCTGTACCTTAAAATGCTGTGGATTATAAGGAAATTCCGGATTACTTCCAGATACCGTTTCATTCGCTGTGATTCTCTTTTTTGATTCTAACTTACGGATTTCTTCTTCTGTGTCTTTGATCACCTCGCATGCATCTATGTATTCTTCCAGAACTCTCTTATCCATGATGTCAGCCTCCTTGTTTCTATTTCTTTTGTCCTGCTGCCCTGTTCGGTTTATAGTCCTGATCTGCATTCTTCAAAATATGGACAAATCAGGCAACAACATCTGCAGTGTTGCTTTCTGGATTGGAATATCCAGTATACTAGCTTTCTCAGTAAAATCATTTCGTGGTCATCTCCTTAAATGCTTTCTCTGCATCTTCGCTTCTGCCGTAGGTGATTAGTTGTACTCTGCCGTCTTTCAGATACTCAATTGTGGTGTTACTCGTCATTCTGGGATAATGAATTTCTTCCCAGTCAGCAGGATCCATGTCTTTGTATCCTGGACATCTGTTGTCAAAGATACAGCCGTTGCATCCCTCTTCGCTTACTCTTTGTTTTCTACAAAATTGGATCTGTGTATTGTATGCTGATAAAACTAACTGTGGTGTTATATCATAGCCTTTTACCATCATTCGCCTCCTGTAATCTCATCAATGCAAGCATTCCAGCCTTCCGCAAGTAAATTCTTCTGAACCTCGTAATTGCTCACTGGTACAGTCATGTTTTTCTTCTCTGGCAATAATTTCAATGGACATGTCTGTATTAGCTCGTCTAGGGTATCTGCATTGAAATTTGTATTCTCATCCTACAGCATGCGCTCATCTGAGCCAGTAAGAAGCAGACAATGCATGCAATCTTCTGGTGTATCTATTACTAATACTGATTTACTCATTTATTGTCCTCGCAATCACAGTTATTGTAATTAATGTCTTTTGACGCTTGTACTTTAGTGATTTCTTTAGCTTTTTCCTCACTGTCCGCTTCTCAGCATGCAAAACAACAGCTCTATCATCGATTTCTTCCGTAATCCATAATGACACGGCATCACGACTGCAAGTTTCCACTTCTTGTCTGTATTAATCGGAGTAGGTGATTCAAATTCATCTGCTGCCGTTGTATATTCCGGGACCGCGACCATCACTCCGACGTGTGTAGCTGATTCTGGAAAGTTCTCGTGTATATGTTTCCAGAACTTCCCGTTCCGCATATCTTCCAGAAGTTCTTTATAGCACTGCATCGTAGTTACTATGTAATTCTTTTCACCAAGAAAATTCAGCCCGTTCCCACTATAGAAGTCTTCTTTACAGCTTTTAATTTCATAGCAAACGAAAATCCCCTTTTCTATTGCTGATACAGAACATTGATTTGCCGGAATGAACTGCATGTAATCTACTCTTTTGGGCTTTCCTTTTGCCGCCCATGGATCAATGCTCACTTCTTTCGCCCAGTATTTCCCCATGCCGGAGAAATACTGTCTTTCCAGAAGTTCGCATAACATCTTTGTCGTCTCTCTTCTATTCATATCTATTCTCACTTAAGGTCTGTGCATAAACGTGTCAAAATCCAGATTCTGTTCTCTGATTCTTCCCTTTTCGAACGGGTAGGTTCCGTTCATCATTGCTTTTACATCCTGTAGTTCCGCTATAAGAGCATCAATACTCTCTGTCCTTGAAAATGTCAGAATAACTTCTGCCTGAACCGGATCCCATTCATCTTCTACTGGAACTTTCTCGCCTATTTCGTGTGGCGACTGCGTAATGCAGCATAAAGCTCCGATGTCGTTGCTAAGAGCTCCTGTCATTCTGATATCGCCTGTTCCAAACTCCATTTTAGCTTTTCCCTTAATCATTTATTTCTACCTCGCCTGATACCATTTTCTTTCCGCATTCCGGACAATAATTAAGACAAAATGGTGTAACGTAGTCTCCGCCGATCGGGTGTCCGTATATTTTGTGGTTCGAAGGTCTGTATATCATTACATCACATTCTTCATTCAATGATTCTATTTGCGCACAAAATCCGCATTTTTTACGTCTTGCGCACTGCGCTTCTTTCTCGCAAACAGTTTGCTGCTTATTTATCAACTCGCACATGGCATTGATTTTTTCCGGTAAATATCCATTCTTTATTCCCATCGCGATTACCTGTTTCTCGAATGCTTCTGCATCAATTAATCTCATACTTCCACCTCACTGTCTTCCGGCATCTGGAAAATGGCTTTCTCCTGAATTTCCCTTTTCCTTTCGTCGATTTGTTCCTTTTCAGTTGTTGTAACGCGAACACCAGACATTCCCGCAAACGTCTGCAGGAGTACTTCGTGCTCTGCATAAGTTTTCTGGAACATATCCAGTACCTTCATAGCTTTTTGCTTATTACTGTATTCTCCGAGCAAATAACTGCATCCAGTGATATATGATGTTATAACTGTTTTTACAGGTCCTTCTGCAATCTCAATGCCTGCCAAAGCATTAAGATTTGTCAATACTTCTTTATTCTGGCTTCTGATCAGCATCTTTCTTCCTCCTTGTCTTCTTTGGTTCCCACAGTTCACATTTTAAGCAACGGGCTTTACTGACTACCAGCTGTCCGCGGATCATGGTTGCCTGCTTGCAGGTGGGTTTTGTGTATACTGCAAAGTTCCCGGTTCTTTTTGCATGTTTACAGGTATCAAACTTTTCTTTTTCCACTTTTTCTTCCTCTCTTTCCCTTTTCGTATTTCGAGCAGATTTCTTCCGGTTGTCCCATGTTTCGGGTATGCCCGGTCTTTGAGTAATAGTCACATTCGTACGGCAGGTCTTTGTTGCGTGCCCGGTAGATACAGGTTTTACAATCTGTGACTTTCTTCTTGCGTGGTGTTCTCGGTGTTGGTGGGATATCCAGATTGTATTTCTTCTTCCATCTGGAAACCGTGGTGCTGATCACGCCAAATGCCTGTGCTATTTCTTTTGCGGTCATTCCCTGCTGCAGGCACCGTTTCATTTTCTCTTCGTCGTATTTCCCGGTATCGTGGTTATAAGCCGGTTTCAGGTCATATCGCTTTAGCAGACGGTGGATTGTTTCAAACGATGCATCTAGGCTGACCGCCATCTCTGTCTGTGTCATGCCCTGATCTATACATTCCTGCATAATTTCTTTTGTGATCATATCTTTATACATAAGCTACCTCAGTCCTATTACGCATGTGATCCAGAGTGTACACCACACGATTGTAGCCGCGATATCTTTTCGTCTTGCAGCTCCGCACGCGGCAAGGATTGCATATATAATTATCAACAGTAAGATAATTAGTTTTAACACCTCCAATACTGTTATTATCATCGTATTCCGCTCCTTTCATCGTTCCGGAAGAACTGTTTCAGCATCGCATCTTTCCAGTTCTTCCTGTGGTGGTCACAGGTATCATCATCCTCTATCAGGATGCCTTTTCGGTCGCAGAGATCATCGTCGTTGTCCCTGCAGGTTTTACATGTTTTGTTTTCCATTCTCTCACTCCAATCTATTCTAAATAACTCTTTCCGAAGATCTCCCGGAACTGCTGCCGGGTATGATTCTTTTCGAATTGTCTCTGTGCTGTTCTTTTCAGATACAGATCAGCTTCACGGTATCTGTGTACTGCTTCTGGCCCTTCCCGGTGGCATTCTGCGCACAGGTGTACTTTCATGCCATATTCTTCCGATTTTGTCCGGCTGCCAGTGCCGAAGAAGATGTGGTGATCTTCTATCCGTTGCCTGCTGCCGCAGAGATAACAGATACCGGGCTGATCTCCGGGAAGAATGCTTTTCATGTGTTTCTTTCGTTTTTTCTTTGCTGTTGATTTCGGAAACAGCAAGCCTTCCTGATCCATTGTGTTTCCTTTCTTTGGGAGAAGTATACAGGTACCTCCCCCGGTGTGTTGTATATGGATTTTAGATTACACCCGTTATTTTGAGGTGTCCGATTCGGACACCTTTACTCCTCTGCTGCATCCGTCAGTTTCTTTTAATGTTCCGTCCATCCCCATTCCCAGCCTGCAATATGATAGATCTGTTACTGGGTGGGATGCCTTGTACTCGCACTCTTTACAGAGGACGATCTCTTGGTATTTGATCATTATTTTACGCAGTTCGCTTTCTTCAAAATCGTTGATCTTATTGTACTGGTTCAGGATATTACAGAAATGTTGTCCCATCTCGCATTCTTCCGCGCAGTAATCTTCCAGTTTCTCCCGATCTGTGATCTCTTTCGGTTTTTGGCATATGTGATCGCAGATGTAATTCGCCATATTCTCAACAATTTCGTCCATTTTTGTTCTTTTCATCAATCATTCCACCTTATCTTGATTTCAAATCCTAAACGCTCCTGTACTGCTTTCCGGTAGTCTTCCCATGTAGCAAGATCATCTACAAGGTACTGTGCGCCCTCTGCCATCTTGTTCATGTATTGCTGACACCTTTTTTTGCCGAAGCCCCATAAATCGCAAAGACAGGCTACAGAAAGAAGTGTAAATGTGTCCAGTGTCATTTCTTTTATTTTGTTACTTGCCTCATTCAGTTCCTGGCGTGTTACATTCAGACTAATACCGGTTCTCTGTCGGAATCTGATTTCCTTTTCCAGTTCTTCAATCCCTTTATCTTTCACAAGGCGACGTGCAAATTCCATTCCCTCTGTACGTCCCTGCATGTATGAATCCAATTTACTCATTTTTCTTTCCTTTCTTCGGGCACCACCGGGGAGCTGTTTTTATTGTTGGTCTGCTTTCTCGTTCATTTGTCCCGAAACATACAAAACAGCTTGCTTTGTTTCCAAAAGCCTTTGCAGGAAACCTTCTTGAAACCGGATGTTCACAGTAATATTCACCCCGTCCGTACAAAGAATAAATTCCTTCTGATCTGTGATGCATTATCAGATACTCGCATTCCGTGCATTTAATCTTCATTTCTGTACTCCTTTCAGAAACTCTACAAGTTCTGTTTCACTATTCGGATACTTGTTGTATTTCGAATGGTACGTCCATTTTGGTATTCCGTTGTTTCTTTCCGGTTCAGGTCCGCCTACAAGATGCATGTAGTACGGTTCGTTTGGTGCCCACGGACTGTTGTGAACCGGTTCCGGATCATATTCTTCTACGATCAGACGCGTGCCGTTTTCAAAATCATATTTGTAGTATCTCGCTCCGATATGTTCATCTGTGTACCACAGTCCCCATTCTTTGTAATTTCTCAACCATTCTTTTCGCTGATCATTATTTTTCATAACTGGCAATGGCGGCTGTATCGATGTTTCAGAACTATCTGCTGATGCCATCTCGGCAATATCACCGGCATGGTCGGACGTTTTGTTAGGTTCAACAGAACGTCCCTCGATTTTGGTGTCTTCAACAAAATCGCTCTGCTGCTGATTGTCCGGTGCTCCTGCTGCCGGTTGGCAGCGTTCTTCCAACCATCCGCACCGACTATTACAATCATTCGAGCACTGAGCACAACATTTATATGTCGCGTCGCAATAGGCTGCAGCTCCGCATATTCCAGATCGAGATTTTCCTGTAATGCATTTTGCAGGACCTTTTTCTTCCGGTTCGTCCACTGCTGCCATTCGAACCGTTTTCTGCTTCTTCCCATACTTCTTAATCAGTCTCTTCGAGAAATCCTTCCAGCCAATCAGTTCTTCCTGATCGGATCCGGCATTAAAGAGAATCCCTTCTTTTCGTCCCTGGTAATTGAGATGTCCATTTTGAACACGTACTGTTCCGTACAGGGCACTGAGCATGTATGTAGTCATATTCAGATCTGATTTCCGGACATAGGTCTCTATGTTCTTCCGTAGGGATCCGTAGAACCGGTCAATCTGGATGTCTACCGGAATGACTGCATTGACTTCTTCCTGTTTATGCGGATGCAGTGCCTGGTCTATTGTCAGCTGTCCAGGAATGTCCCTTTCCTGTTCCTGCTGTGCTTTCAGGAGTTTTGCATCATTCAAAGCAAGCTGTCCGGCATTTTCTAACAGTTCACAGGCTTTTGTCTGATATTTCTCATTCAGGCCGGCAAGCTCTGCTGCCGTGGAAATATTCAGCTTATTCTGTCTGAATGCGTCCGCGAGCCGTTCAGACAGGTTATTGCTGATGCTGTGATATCTTCCGATCTGGGTGGATGAGACTCCTATCAGGTCAGATACAATCTCTCTGGTCTTGCCCTCAAGATCTGTTTTTTCGCGGAGTTCCTTGACCAGTTCTTCCATCTGCAGTGCTTCCGTCATTTTCTCCCAGTCTGTTTTCTCACGGTAGGTATTGGACTGGATGATGATGATCTTCCGGATGATCTCATCTTCTTCAGATGCCGTACTCAGCTCGATCTTAGGTTTGTACACGCATGGAATCTTCCGGAAACGGTCCAGTCCTTCCTCGATCAGTTCCAAGCAGCATTTTCTTCTGGAATGTCCGGCCAAAATATAATCTTTGCCGCCCCTTTCCTCGATCAGAAGCGGCTGCAGGATCCCCAGGACCTTAATGGACTGTTTTAGTTTCTCGGTGTCTTCGGTGCTGTAGAAGTTATCCTTCGAGGGAATTAGGTCTTCCGGATTACGGTATACCGTCTTCTGCTCCGGCAGGTCCATTTCCTGTGTCGATCGTTCTGATAGCATCCCTTTGAGGTCAAATTTCGCCATTCTGTGTACCTCCAATCATCTCTAGATACTCAGTTACAAGCTTCTCATAGTCTTCTGCTGCTGCCGATCGTGGACTGTGTAGCGCAACCGGTGTACGCATGAAGGTGCTTCTTGCAACTACACCAGAGAAACGAATTATCGTTTCCATCGTCGGATAATAGTCTCTAATGATCTCTGTTCCCTGGACGTGTGCCGGATTGCCTTTCTGGTACTTGCTTATGAAGCAGCGTACATTCTCCAAATCCGGATTCACTTCTTCCTTAACTTCCTGAATCTGTTTCAGAAGTTCATGCATACCTTCTAGTGTGTTATCATCCACCTCAACCGGAATCAGTACATCATTGGCGGCACTCAGTGCATTAATGACTGATACGTTGATATCCGGAGCATTATCCACTACGCAGAAATCATACTGATTTGCTACCTGCTGCAACGCCTTTCTCAATCTGTTCTGTTGTGGTCTCACGCGGTCCATGGTCACTTCCATGTTTGCGGTCAGAAGTCCGAGATTCGCCGTGATG